TGGAATGTCTGTCCGCTGAACGACCATGATGTATCGCCCGGCGTTCCGAACTGGAACGCGTCGATCCACGTCGCGTTGTTCTGGATTACAATGTCAACTTCTGCTCTGGTGATCGCCATTAGCCAAACCTCTGATCGTTGCCTACACTGACATTCAGATACCCACGCTGAGACCGGGTGTTCCAGTTAGCCGGGAAATTCCACGACTGAGCGCCAAACGTATTAGCCTTGAGGGCGGCGACGCGGGCGCGGGCAATACCGTCTTGAAACCGTTTCAGGTGGTACGTCCCCTGTGCGCTATCGGTATATGTCATGGAGGGGGTGGTCATCATCTTGCCGAGGATGCCATCCAGAATGACGTTGTGCCACCGCTGTATGAGCCAATCCGGCGCGGCAGGTAGCAGGTTCTTGTCCTGCGGCTGCGTCACGTTCTTGGCGACGTAGGCCCGCATGGCGACGGGGACATTCTGCGGGAAACGAATGAACACGGTGTAGTTGGGGTCGTCACCGCCGCTCGGCTGCGGCATGAGAGCCGCTACCGGGGTCCAGTTACCAATGTCCTGACTGGTAGGTGGGTTCGCATCCTCGACCGCTTCATAGGCGGCATTGGTAGAAAACAATGAGTTCTGCACCACGCCGATCAAGCGGATGATCTGCCCCTCGGTCGGAATGAGGGAGTATTCCCGTCCGTAGGCTACTCCGTCGATCTTGAGTGCTTCAATCCAGCAGTTGGAGTGTTCAAAGAACTCCGTCATGACGTCATACATTTCCGCCATGATGGCGGGGTTCGACGCACCCGACAGCTTCAACTCAGCTTGGTTTCGCATTTGGAGTAGTGCGCGTTGGTCAATAGGCATGGTTATCTACCCGGCATGGCTGGGCCACCCGCTGGTGCTGGCGGCGCGGTTGCACCACTCCGGCCCGGTGGCGTGATGATCGCGGCAGAGCCACGACCGATTAGAATGGAGTTGAAAGCGGCCATGAACGTAGATGCCCGGCTGTCCTCAATATCTTCCTGATCCCGCATGAGGGCATGGGCGACCATGCCGTAGACAACAGCCAATCTGAACTCCGGGTCCAGCTTAACGACTTGGCTGCTGTTAGCCGAGAAGCTGGGGAAACGATCTTCCGGCTCCTCGTTGTAAATAAACAAGTCCGGGCGCAAGCGCCGGGCTTCGTATAGGGTCACATTCAGGCTTACTAGCAACGAGGGATCGTCGTACCGGAAGGGCGCTACAACGTCTTGGAGGAGGGTACGGGTGTCGTTAATATAGTCCGTAACCGTGTCCAAAAATCCATATTTAGTCTTTGCCAAGGCGACCCCCTATGCTGTAGCCAACATAGCCCCAATGGGTTAACGATTTAATAAGGAAGGGGGCCGGGACGCTTGGCGACCCAACCCCCCACCCGTTCGCTTACTCAGGGCCTATTAGTTGCCCGGAGTGACCTGAGCCTGACCCAACGCCTTGCCGTCCACGATCTGATAACCGTAGACCTGCAAGCCGCGCAGGATTTGGCCAAACGTCAGTTCTGACCGCAGGGTTTCCACCTTGCTGATCTGGCTGGCGAAGGTCAAGCCGTGGGCATGGCCGAAGTAGATTGGCCACTCGCCTACGTTGAAGTTCGCTGGCTGTGAACTGTTGTTCGGCAGCAAGTTAGAGATGTAGATCGTGAACCGATCCACCATGCCCAACCGCCCGTTACGCAGCATCGAAACGCTGTCACCGGACAGGTAAGCCTGACGGAGTTCGGACTGTTTGATCTGACGGCCAGCCCAAGCTGGCAGCACGACCCAACGGCCAACTTCCGGGATATTCTGCTCGTCGAGGACCTGCCCCGCTCGCATCAGAACGTCCAAGAGTTCGATCTGGCCACCCGTTGGGTTCTTTGAAACAACCGTCAACGGAGAGCCTTGGATACCCAAGTTCAACGACGCGGTGATGACACCAGCCGTCGAGCCTTGGTTATGTGCGTCCATGCCGCCGTAGATGCCACCCAGCACGTCCTGATCGACCGCGATCTTCAACTGCTGTGCCGCATCGTCTGACCACATAGACAGGATGTTCAGATCGCTCTGAACTTCCATAACGTCATCGAGGATCAGCGAGAAGTACTTACCGTTGCCGATGTACAACTCGACAGTGCCACCGCTCGGACGATCCAACGCCAGCAAGCCGTCCGCAGCGTAGTTGCGGATGGTGATGGTTGGCTTCGTACGGATTTTGACGCGGTCGCCCTTGTCCTTGATTTCACCTTCGTAGTCGGTATTGGAAATCGCCGCCAGCACCGTGCTAGCGTAGAACTTCTCAACCAACTTACCCGACCAAATTTCTGGAATAAATCCAGTAGCTTGGAGGGTGTTGCCACTTCCGGTAGCGGGATACACCGCCAAGTTAGTGGGTGCAACTGGGAACGAACCAGAAGGAATAGCCATCGAAAGCCCCTATAGCTATGGGGGCTTTCGCATTATTGCGAGATTGGCCCCCGGTTTATCTGACGCGTCCTTCCCGCTGTGCAGCAAAGATTAGCTGTTCATCTGCTGCCCGGTCCTTCTCTCGTCCCAAGTACGCTTGGCGTCCTTGCTGAGAGTAGAAACGTGCGATCTGGGCGCGTGTGAAAATTGGTGTTTCGGAGGCGGGCGTTGGCGGATTACCACCAGCGGGTCGCGCTTTGCCGGGAGCAGCTAATCGTTCCAGTGAGACCGCCGCCTGTCTAGGAGCAACTTGCTGCTGGACCGCTTCGGGTGGTTCGATATTGCCCGTGGCTACTTCATCTTGGATGAAGCCTTTGAAAAATGCCAGTACGCGAGGGGCCGAAGCCGCTTCGTACGCAGCACTTAGCATCTGTTTCCTTACCACACCTGAGTAAATATCTGGTAAAGATAGCCACGAATTAAACGCCTGAGACTTATTTATTGTACGCCAGTTGGGCACCTCTTGGTCGAGAGTTTGGGTAACCCCCTGCTGCTGCTGCCGCAGGAAGTTCTGCTGTAACCGCTGGTTTTCCTGCTGTAATGCATCCAACTCGGGCTGGACGGCATCCCGGGCGGCGCGGCGGGTCAGGTCGATCAGATCGTCCCCGTACGCCTGTTTGTCCGCGTCCGTAATCAGGGTCTTGGGCTGCGGAGGCGGCTGGTTGCCCTGAAACATGAGATGCTGGGTACGGCTTAACTCATTGCCCAACATAGTCATTTGCTCTTGCATCTGCCCAATAACAGCCTGCGAGGCATCATACCGGCCCTTCATGGACCGATAACGATGCTCCCACTGGCTCTCGTCCACTGGGGCGTCGGCCTGAACCGGAGGGGGCTCTGGCTGCGGCTGGGGGGCCTGTAGCGGTGGTTCGGCTGGCTGGGGGGCCTGTGCGGCCTTGGCCTTCCTAGCCTTGCGTACGGTCTCCTGAGGGTCAGCCGGAGGGGCTTCCTCTACGATGCTAATAGGCGCATCGGGGGGCGCGTCAGCAGGAGCGGCTGGCGGTGTCTCGGTTTGGTACGCCTGCTTATGGATCGCCTCCGCAGCGGCGGCGGCGCGGCGCACACTCTCTGGAATTTTTACATCGGGATCAGGGGCATTTTGGGGTAGCGACGGGGCATCACGCGTAATATCGACAGCCATTTCAACCTCCTATGGCGCACACGGCGTTATTGCGGTGTGGGCAGTTCTGCGTCGGCCTTCTTCGGTTTGGGGTATCCCCCCTCTACGAACATCCTCATTTCGGCCCGCATTTGCTGGGTCCGGCCTTGCTGTACTAGCACTTGGTCGTTAGGCGCGTCCGACAAGGCTTTGAGCGCGTCTATCGTTAAGTCATTGTAAAGACTTATGAATTTGTCATAAGCCTCTGGATTACCGTTGCGAAGATGCAACAAAACGGCTTTTATATCTGTGGTGAGGGACATTACATGCCGTCACCACCCCCAAAGGACGGCATAGCCGTTCCGCCTATATCTGCCTGCGGCTGCGCCATAGGGGTGCTTTTGGCGTAGTTGTTCATGGTTCGGTCGCCCACATTCCCGGCAGTTAGGGTATTCAGGGACGACCTGTTAGGCAGGACTTGGGCGCTCGCGCCCTTGCCCGCGTGTTTCACAATTCCACCCTTCCCAATCGGGGTTAGGCTCTTTTTCTTCGGACCCATCTGGCCAAACATCAGCTTTCTCCCGTTCGACCTGTGTTACCAAAACCAGCCGCTACCGGCATCACGCCTGACTGGCTATGTAGCTGCTTGCCGTACTGGGTAACTCCTTCCGCTGGTTTGATGCGTGGATTACGCAAAGACGGCGGACGAGAGCCCAGTACGAATGACGCGTGTTGCGGGGCCACAGCAGCCTGCTTAGGCCCCTTAACACTGATCCTGATTGGCCCGGCCATAGATCACCGGGCGCTGGTAATACCGGCCTGCGCGGGCTGCGAAGCCGCGTAACCAAACATCTTAGTCGATCCGCCCTTCGCGCCGTGGTCAGCGGTCATACCCGGATGTGGGTTCTTGTCCGTAGCGGTCGTATCGACCGTCACTTCCTTCTCAGCCGGATCAGCCGACTGGGCGGGGAACATCTTGTTGTTCGGACCCTTGCCGCCCTTGGCGAAGGCGACGTTGTGTGATTTCTCGTTCGTGGCCATAGGTAAACTCCTGTTGTCTAGACAACAGGCATCTAATCACCTATGACTTAAGAGAGGGTTAAAACAGCCTATCGGTCCACGTCTTGGGCGTCTTGTCCGATATAATTTCCAGATCGAGATGGTATTTGAAGTCGCGCAAGCCACGATCAAGAATGGCTGTTATCATCTGCACCAGCCCGGCATCGAGGGTGGTTTTAGTCTCGTAGCCCAGCAAGTGCCGGGCCTTATCTGAGGAACAGTGGGCATACCTCACCTCTTGCGGACGACCGGGCATAAAGCGGCGATCCGGGTATTTGCCTATCAGGTTGCAGATTTTCCAGTACAGTTCATTGATCGTGACAACCCCTTCATCCGGTCCAATGTTAATAATTTGTCTTAAAGCTTTTGGATCGAACGCCATCTTCTTCAAACAGAACAGGCAGTCGTCAATGAACGAGAAGCATCGCTGCTGCTCGCCATCACCATACACTACCGGCCTGCGATCCTGCAAAATTAGATTGATCATTATACTCGCCACGTTTCGATACGGATCGTCGTATTTTTGGCGCGGGCCGATTATGTTGTGAGGCACGGCGATACTCCACTCTACGCCGTGGGTGTCGCACAGATTTTTTAGAAACTCCTCTAC